GTTGTTCCGTTAATTTTTAATCCAAAACCGGTTTGTTTAGCTAATCTCCGTAGAAGTTGCCAGTCACTTTGGCCAGCTTGTCCAATACTAGAAAAAACTCTAGGATGACGCTGAGTAACGGCTTTTAATCCGTATTGTTTGCACACTTTTTGAACAATTTGATCTGCTGTTACGTTTTTATAAATTTTTTGTTTAGTTGTTTTTAAAAGGTACGTAGGAGAAATACAAACAATTGTAGTAGAGTTATCAGCTACAGTAGCTGGGATCACTTTATGAACATACCCAACCCATGTTCTTTCAGACCCTGCTCCAGAGTATTCAAATTTAACTGGATCTCCAGACCCAACAAAGTTTAAAGTATCTTCTATTTTTCCCGCGTACTTTATAACTAGGGTGTCATGAGAATCAAATTGTTGTTTTAAGGTAGCGGTCAAAAAAACTAAATTAAAATATGGACTTAAAGGAAAAGTTACTGACCTAGTAGGAAAACGCTCTAAAGGCGTCTTAACTAAGTTCTTTTTAAACAGGGCTGTAGCCACGTTACCCCCTAGGAACTCTTATGACAGTTCCTGGCTCTATCTCTAAAGCATCAGGAAGACCAGGGTTTATGTCTAATATCTGCCACCACAACGTAGAGTCTCTTAAGTAAACTGCAGCTAGGTAATCTAACCTATCTCCATCTACCCAAGTGTAATCAATGTAGGTAATTGTCCTAGACCCTGGAAATTCTCTATACACGGTCCAAGCATACGCTCCCGTAGTCTTGTTCTTTATTTGCTGGGCATCTCCATCATCATAGCGAGAGTCTCTATATACGGCCATTAGATAAACCCATCCCTTTGTCTACGAGCAGCAATAATATCACTGCTACTTAAAGCTGATTGATTAGCAAGAACAGTAGTAATTTTATTAATCTGTTCAGCTTGCTTAAACTTACTAAACTGTCCACTTACAAGGTCTGGCAGACGCTCAAGGTTTATTTGAACTACTGTTCTAATAGGTATCATATCTCTAGTAAACATGCTGTGTTCTATATTTATACTCTGCAAAATAACTTTGTAGCGCTGTCTTTCAGAGATTTTAAATATAAAGGGTAGCTGAGTCATATAGCCCATATTTGCGCTGTATAGTTCTAGCCCATCGTTTGGAGACTCTCCCATTAATATCACTTTTTGAGGGTTTCCATTTACTACTCTAAATAAGTACTCAAGATCATACTCTGTGCCTCTATGTAAAATACCTGCGCACTGTTCAGCGTCCATTGCTACCGGGTAATTACCTTGAGGCATAGAACCTCCCCCGTTTGCTTTCCACTGCTTCATAGTAGCCATATCAGACACTCGATCTAACAGGATATTTACGCTAATGCTTCCACCGATACCTGAAGCTACTAATGCAGCGTTATTTTCATTAGGGCGGGTCCAATCAACCTGATTATTTGAGCTTAAGTTAAAACTTATGTAACTTGGGTTAAACAAAAATCTAAATCCCCAAAGCTTGTCTAATTGCGCTGCGCTACCTCCAGGAAGCTCACCTTGTTTTTTATCCGGTAAGTCAATTATTTCTGGATCTACGTAGAAAGAAGCTAATTGATCGTATTTATTTGCGTTTTCATAAGAAATATTTTCGTCATCAACTCTAGCAGAGAAATGTCTAGTAGAAATGTGTGGGTAAGGGTTAAAGTTTTGAGCTTTTACTACAGTTGGTGGCGCAGCAGGAACATCATTGTTGCCGCCTCCTCCGCCTCCCCCAGTATTAAGGGCGCAGTTTTTAGCTGCAGCCAGTAAAGCTTTGGCTTTTTGCCAACCGCTTCCTTTTTTATTAAAGTCATAGTTATATTCACGTTTTTTGTTTAACGTGTCTTCTCTTTTAAACTGTCCGAGTTCGTCATAGTACTTAACAGTAATGGTTACTTCCCACTTAGGACCTAAACCTTTTTTTGTTTCATCCGCAGTTCGGTTCACTTGCACAGCATTATGTAAATATCTACGTGCCCACTCTCGCTTACAAGAATTCCACTCGTATTCAGGACTTTGACCAAAGGCAAATCCTCCGTCAGTAGCGCTTACGTTAGTTGGCACTCCTGGTGGGGTAGCTTTTTTGCTAAAAATAGACGAAGGAGTAGCTGTTCCAGAAACAGTAGTGACATCTACCCAAATACCGTTAATTTGAACTTGAACTGTAAATTTAGGCGAAACAGTGCCATTTATTCCTTTAGGAACTAAGGTAAAATCATAGTACTTATTACTAATTGTTCTTATGCCGTTTACATCACAAATTGCTTTTACTGACTCTTTAAAGGTAGCATACGCACCACTACTAAGAACTCTAGACTTTACATTGCCATCTCCAGAGATAGTTGTTCCACCATCTTCAATTACAGTGCTATTTTTGTATACAGTAATTCTGTAAATTACTTGAGAATCAATCATTACAGACTTAGATTTATTAAATTTTACTCCATAAATTTCTGCATACTGTTCTTTGTCAGTACTGTATTTATTAAGCTCATAAGCGTCAACAGTGTACTTATATCCGGTAGGTGCAGTTGCCATTAGTAACTCCCTATTGCTACAATGTCTTTGTCAGAGGCAATTGCCTTTTTAAATTTATCAAGCAGTACAAGAACTTCTTGATCTCCTGCTTTAGCAATGTTAACAGTCATAGTTACATTGATTGCACTAGGAGATCCTCCACCGCTGTTGTTTCTAATACGGTCTGCTTGACCTTTATTAAGAACCATTTCATCATCGTGTAGGTAGGCTAATCCTTCTTGAGTTCTATCAGTACCGTAAAAGTGTGCCGGAATTCCTGCTGCTTTTGCAGCTGTTTCAGCATCATCTAGATATTGTGAGAAGGAGCCATTCTTGTACGCAGACCAAGCTTTCCAATTTTGACCTTCGTTAGATATATTCCATGCTGCTTTAACGTTAAATGATGGGTCAAGCAAACGCTTACCATCTCTCCATTGACCGCCTGGATACTTCTTAGGGTCTTTAAGACTTCTAATTTGAAAAACACCCATACTTGGGCCATAGGTCTTGTTAGTAATTTTTTCATCGCCAATGGCTTTAGTACGCCCACCAGACTCAGCTAACGCTACTGCAAAAGCTGTTTGAAGGGCTTTTCCTCTAAAACCTTGAGAGTGAAGAGCTTTTAACAATCCTTTACGAGAACCAAAAGCCATGCCCCCAGAGTCTCCGGAAGCAGCGCTCATTTGATTGTCGCCCATTAAACCGTCTAATACAGAAGATCCCTTACCCTTACTTTTAGCCCAATCTACGGCTCCAGAATCAGAAACGTCTCCATATGAAAGCGGCCCACCTTGTTGAATCATCGCTAGGAGTTGACCCCCTGCATAAGCTGTTCCTGCAGGAGTGCTGCCTCCCAACACAAACTGTGATAGTTCACTAGCCATGTCAGATGTTTTGTCATTTTTAAACAATCCAGCAACGCTTGATTTAATTTTTCCAAAGATGCTCTTAGGATCTACCGACTGTTTGCTTCCTTTATCTTTACGCACTTCAAAGTGTAGGTGAGGTCCGGTAGAAGATCCTGCACCAGGAGCACCTTTCTTACCGCCAGAGTAAGCAATAAGATCTCCTTGACTAACTTTTTGTCCGGCTCTTACTACTGCACGACTTAAGTGTGCGTAATAGGTATAAAAACCTTCATGCTTAATTACAACGTATAGACCAAAACTTCTTGAAGAGTTTGGTTGAGTAGTTACTTGGTCTACAACACCGTCTGCTGCTGCAAGTACAGGGCTACCAACTGGCATGGCATAGTCAATGCCTCCGTGGTGATGTCTTTCCTTAGGATTATTTGGATCGTTTCTCCAACCAAATGCAGAAGAAATATGCTTTGAATTTGGGGCAGGGTTAATACCTACAGTTTGTGATCCTCCAGCACTTGCTGGACCGGTGCTATCTCCACCGCCTTTACCCAAAAGTTGACCTACTGCGTTTGATCCGCCACCAATTAACGCACCAAGTATTCCCGTTACTATTGCACCGGGACCAGTTCCAGCGCCCATTAGGGCCCCAGTACCTCCACCTAGTGCAGCACTTGAAAGCATTGACTTAAAGTCAAATCCTTTTTTAGCTTTTGCAGTTTGATATCCGCCATATGCAGAAAGAGCTGCTCCTAAAATAGGTACTGGTTTTGCTAATGAAGCAAACTTACCAAACTTACTTGCTGTAGCTGCTGCGCCTGCTGCGGTAGCTGCTGTACCGGCAGTACCCGCTGCGCCTGCTGCGCCTGCGGTGCCTAGAGCGGGAGCAATAAGCTTTCCACCTCCACCAAATGCCATACGCATCATAAGCATGTTTGAAAGGGCACCTGCAGCACCCGACATGGTTGCTCCTGCGCCACCTGCCTGTGGAAGGGTCTGTAATATGCCTTTAAGGGACGCTAAGCCGTTTACAACGCCTGGTAGAGTCTCAGCTATGGCAGCAAAGCCATTATTGACTGCAGAGGCTGCTCCAAGGGCTCCTTGGTATCCTCCAACTAATCCTTTTTCTGTTCCCTCTAATAGGCGATTTTGTGAGCTTTGAAAATTAAAGTTGCTTTCTTGAACCCCACCCTTAACGCCCATAGTTCCAAGCATGCCTTTAGCACTGCCCATTTGTTTTGCAGTAAGTGGCTTGTTGTTCTTAAATCTAGCCATAAGTCCGCTGGCGTATAAGTTAAATAGGTTTGGATCTCCACCAGCAATGTTCATGATTGTCTGATACTCAATGCTGTTTGGACTAAACATTACCTCAGGATTTTTAGGAGTCTTTCCTCGGTATATCTTTGAGTATAGCTCGTTAATAATTTCGTTAGGCGGTCTTAGGTTTCCTTCGCGGTCACGCAGTCTAATTCCTAGACGCAACATGTTCATTCCGTTTTGGCTAGCGTAAGATCCCGCTGCTTGTTCGTTGCTCATACCACTGACGGCACTCATGCCACCAAGTTGGCTCATAATTCTCTGTGTGCTTACTGACTGCGCACCGTAACCACCTTGAGACAAGACTTGTCCCATAGCCAAGGTTGGACCCATAGAGCTAGTTGCGTTTCCGCGCCCAACCATAGAATTTGCTGAACTAATTACTCCTCTAGCACCCATGCGACCAGAGCTATACATAGCAACGCCTTCAGCGCTAAGTCTTTGGGTTACAGCTGTCATGGTGTTAGGCATGATGCCCATAGCACCCGCACCAATTGCAGCTACGCCTAAGCCAACTCTTGAAGCGGTTGACATGCTGCTGCCACGGTCAGGTAACTGACCAAGACTGCTACCCATAGTGCTGGTGGGTTTGCCATTAGCAGCTGCTTGAGATTCAGCAGTGTCTGCCGCATGTTTTTTTATCTTTTCGTAACTTTTTTCTATGCCTAAGACAGTCTTTAAGAGGTTAGACATACCCTTATTAGCGGTATCAGTTAACTTTTCGACACTCTTCTGACCGGTGAAAGCTTCATCTCCACCGGTGCCTAAGTTTCCTCTTGCCTCTGCCAAGTTATCTCACCGCCTTAGGTCTTGTTATAGCTTTAGATAAAAATATTAATCGTTCTCGTACTGTAAGACTTCTTAAGTCCTGTAACGACCAACCTGGGTAATACTGAGCTAGAAGATCATAGGAATCAATTACGTCTTGGTATGTTATTTCATTGACGAAACAACTCTGCCAGTGTTAGTGGCAGGCTTACCTCCTGGCCGCAGTTTTTGCAAGCCTTTTTAATTTCGCTTAGTTGTGGTCCAGGATTACGTTTTGCAATTTCTTCTAACAAGGTTCTACGGTCATTAATACCTAGATTTCTAATTCGACTAGAATCTAAGACCGGCTGGTCTGCAATTTCAGTTACGCAAGAAGCTAGCAACAAAGTGTCTAATTCTGCAGAGTTCTTATCTGTAGCATTAATGAGCTTTGTTTGAACCTCTCCCGTAGGTAGATTTACCCGTGCAAGGCCAGCTTTAAGATCCACAGTAAATTTACGATCATTAATAGGATCGTCTAGTTCCTTAGTCTCTACGTCGGCATCTAGGTCAACTTTAAAAATTTGAACTTCAGGGCACTTGTCGCATACTGTAGATAGTTCTACTTCTGCTCCAAAAGTTGCTTTTCTAATTGCCAGTAGCAGAGCTTCTCTGTCTCCTGCAAGTAGAACTCCCAAGATAGCCTTAGTAATTGGCTGTCCCCCAACGGAGACTGTTCCTCTTTCTAAGATAGCTAAAAGAGCTTTGCCTGGATCAGAGATCTTTGCAATAGCTTCCTCATCGGCGCCAGTAAGTTCTCTAACCTCAGCGGTTCTGTGCACAACACCTTC